GTGTCATATTCTGAGTAACAACATCTTCTGTTTCTTTTTTGTCACTGGGAACATATGCCAAACTATAATAGCCAATCCAATATGACTGTCCCGTTGCTTCAGATGATGAAGCTAACAACTCTAACCCTTTATTTGTTATTACTTTTTTAATACTCATGATAAATCTACAGCTCTATTTTTATTAAGTTTATACTTTCTATATACAAGAATTATCCAATTTTTCACTAAAATCAATATCATATCCAATATCGGATACCATACGACCACTTAGTTCAAAACCAGTCACATCAATTGTGACATTTACTGCCTGATTCAAGTATGCAATCACACCATCAAATACAGTATTAATTGGTTTATATTTCGTAATTCTTTCGTTTATTCGTTTAATGTCATTGATTGATAACTCATTTGTAAAGTTACTACCAATTTCAATTTTGTAGTTAAAGTGAGGAGTTGCAACTAAGTTAACATTTTCTCCATTCAACATTTTTTTATATCTATGTGTATCCACTGAGTAATCAGGAATAAATTCACGATATGGGTCACTATTGTCTGTCCATAGGTTGATTACTTCACCTACTATACCAAACATAAGTAATATCATTTCTAAGCCACTCTCAGTGTTTTTAAGTGTATAATATTGAGGTAAGCTACGAATAGCCATACGAACTGCTTCTTCACGCTCAGAGTCGCTATTGAACAATACACTATCAGTTATATCACTTGATAGATTAGTTATATCATATCCCATAAATTTACCTAAGTAACCAATTAACTCAAAGTCAATTATACTTGGATCTTTTTGATATGATAATCTTTCAATCTTCTCAGATAGAGATGCACCCATATCTGGAATACCCTTGAATGATACATCCATGTCACTTCTATCGGCAATTGTATTTGTATCAAATTTAGCATTATACTCATGGAATGAATTTTTAGTTGTATCAATATTACTTATCACTGGACGATCAAATTTAAATGAGTTAACTAATGGATACTCAATCACATAATATGTTTTACCACTAGCTATAACATCAGCAATTGTAATATTTTTATATATAAGTGGACTTGAGTCAAAATCTTCATCATAATCTTCTAAAACATCATGTTCAATATCTAAGTCACTTATTTTTATGTGTAGCTTCTTATCTAATCTAGTCCAATCAGTATTTCTAACTATTCTATATTTACCATTTTCATTACTTTCGGTTTGTGCAGTCAAATTAACAATATCACCGTCATTTAAATTAACAAATACACTATATTCACCATAATCAATTACGCTACCTGGAGTTGATCCATCAGTTATTTTATATTGTAATGTACTTGAATCATATTCACTAATAGAAATATTATTATAGTCAAAGTTAGTTGATGTTGATTCAGTCGATATGTGATCACCTGTTGATAATTTATGTTGAACTGTATTTAAAGCAACAATACCTTTATTGATTATATTAGTATTATTAAACACACTTTCATAGGTAAACTCAGTAGTATTAGGAACACCTAACACGATAGTAGTCTCATCATATTGATCTGTTAACTTTAAATCAACTTGGTCACCTATTGATAGACTATGTGGAGTAGCTGTTGTAACAGTAACTATATTTGGTATAGCACCATCTCCATTGATTTGTGTAATTAATCTAATATCATCTGATGTAATGTATACTGAATTGACACCATCAAAGTAATAGTTACTAGGTAACTTAGTAGATAATTCTACATTTCTATGCTCATTGTATGTTGCTATGTTATTGTCAATGTCATACTTAATTAGTGCATTTTTATGTACTTTTGTATTAAATATAGTAGAATCATAATTTGATGTACTTTGTTGATCAACTATACCACTAATATTATATTGATAGTAATCACTAGTTGCGATTTCTGGATTATCATCACTAATATCAAATAAATTCTGCTTTGCTAATATTATATCACCTTGTTTTATTTTTGTATCAACCGATGCAGTAACAATATCATTACTTGTGTATGATATATTACCTAATCCGTCATCAAATGATAGTTGAGTAACTGACATAAAACCATTTCTAGAAGCGTCTGTATTTCTTGCAAGAGTTGGATTAAGTAACCACTTACGTTGATCATGTTTAATATTTAATGATAACTCTTCAACTTGCTCTATATATAATTGTTCACCTATATTATGTATGTCATATTCAGAGCTAACAACCTCGCCAAATTTTTGACTAATTACACGATAACCACTCCACATATACGGATTATAATCGGTTGTGTATTTTTTAAAGTATATCGATGACATATCTAATATATAATCAGAACTAATCATTGGATTATACTCAGAATCCTTATCACTTGGTATGTTCGACTTGATTACGGTATATCTAAGGTTATTATACAAATAGTATTCACCTACTTTATATATTGACGTTGAATATTTATCCCATAGAGTAATATTCATATAAAATTCGGCTTCTTTATTTATAATTCCACATTCACTTAATACAATAAATTTTCCATTAGATAGTACATCACCAACGATATCAGTAAGTATTAATGTTGAGTCACCTTCATTTATTTCTTTAATAGTGGCTCTACACGATGAAACAGGAGAACTCAATTCATATCTATAAATTATATCACCAACCATAAACGATGTAAAGTCAAAATTAAACACAGCATTCTTATATGATACTAAATACTCAATATCGGTTGATCCCTGATCAACTATTGATTTACTATGCCATAACTCAATAAATACTCGATATAGACTGGATACACCAGGTTGACTATTATATGTTGATGTATGGTCAGATGTACTTACATATCTTATACCATTGTATCGTATGTAGTCACCTTTTAAGTACGCAGTGTTACCTTTCCACTCACCTGGGTAATTCCCACTAAAACTTTCATATAAATATGGATCTGTATATTTATTAATTCCTTCTAAATTGACATCACCATATATTTTGTCATTCTTTGTGATGTCTCGTACATAGAATATACCATTACTCAATGCATTTCCTAATTCATTAAATCCAGTATCAGTAAAGTTAATTGAGTGTTTAGCGGTATATAGATTGGTATCATATATTGAAAGTGATTTGTAATAATCTACTATATACTTATATTCACTTTCGTTATTTACAACATCAACACTTAATTCATCATGCACATTATCAATTCTACAATCAAAGTATACTTCAAATCTATTACTGACTGAACCATCATCATTTCTAAGTCGTCTATATCTAACGTCACTTATATCCCTAACATCAAATTCTATCATTCTAGGTACGTCACCGAATATACTAATCATTGTATCATTAAGTGATCGTGTAAATGGATCTTGTGATGTTGATATATTATCATATGTAACACCACTTGTATTTACTACAAAGACATTATTAATTACATTATACACAATTTCATCACTATGTATTAAACTGGTGTCAGTAACTTCTATCTCAAAAGTAGTCCCACTAAGTGGTGGACTAATTATTGTAAAGTTAGTAGAATCAGTTACTTCTGATATTTCATAAGTAGTAGAATCTATTTTTATGTTCTTACCTACATTATTCTCAAGTGAGATATTATGTGGTAATGTTGTTGTGATAACTCCAGTAACATTGATGTTTGATATTGCACCACTCAATATTGAGCTAGGTACTTCAGTAGATACATCAATATCTAGATACATAGTGATTGCACTACTAGTATCTTTAGTTAAATATAGAATACTTGATTCTTTAGCTTCGGCTACTTGGAATAATTTTACTAATCGATCCAATTCATTAATAACGTAACCGACATTAGATTCTAGTACAATTCTCTTAAACCTGAATTGTGTAGCAAGTTCAATATTTCTATATGCGTTATTCATATAATCTGAGAAAAATTGCACTAACTCAACTACGTCATCTTCGTTTCTTAAGAAACCAGGCAATGAACTTGCGTAATCTCTGAATCTATTGATTCCGTTTTTGCCGTGTATAATTGGGTTAATTGCCATTATTTACCTAACTTAATTGAAATATCACTTGCACTTATCTGAAACTGAACGATTTCATTCTCAGTTGAGTACGTCGTTATATTATTATCAACATCTACTAATTTACTTGCAGTTACCGGAGCGAATATCTTCCTAACCATTTTAATATATTCAAGTATATACTGAATGTAATTGAAGAACATTTTAGATGTGTCTTCACTCATATTATATATTAATTTACTATCTTTGAATTGTAATTTACCATCAGTTGTATCCCAACCTCTCATTGCCTCAATAACACCATATATCTCTCTAGCATTATCTGAATAACCACTTGATTTAGCATCTTTATATGCATCAAATAATTGATTATATACTTCATTCATTGCAGTTGACCAAATATAACTAGTAAATTTATTTAGTTTCTCTTCGTTGATCCCACCTTTCTTCATCTGTGTGTTACCAACTGAATCAGTATAACTAAATGTTGATCTGTAGTAGTGTTCAATTTGTGATTGTAATGTGTATTGTGAAGGAAGATTGACTCTTAGTGTTCTGTCAGTTAGTGTTTCAGTAGTACCATCAACTAGTTCACGATTGTAATCATATGTTAAATTAATTTCCATTCCATCTAACGATAATGAACTTTGATTTATTATTTGTGATGTTTCTTCACTTAACCAAGTATACTTAGTTAAATCATATCCTTCATATCCATTCTTTATTGGAGTGAATATTACATTAACACCAATAACATCAGGATATTTTAATATGATTGACTCAATTTTTGATCTATATATATCTTTAGCAAATCCAGTATCGAAATCTAGATGTTCATATATATCATTAATTACATTACTTTTAATTTTAGTAAACGAATTACCACTTGTTAGTATAATATCAATCTTCATAGTGAAGTCATGTACAATTGGGTGTTGGTAAACATGTCGTTTATTAATTGTTAAATTAGCTCGTTTGTTTAATTTATTATCAATGATGCTTAACTCAGAACCATCAACTATAAAATCACTTGGTCTTAAATCAGCACTAAATAATGTATTAGGTATTAATGACACCGGTATATATGTTGATGCGTATTTTTTAACGAATGTATTTGCACTAGTAATCAAATTCATTGTCTTAGTTACCTTAAATTCATCTTTAGTAAACCCATAACTTGGGTATTTTATCGTTATTTTATCTGAGTTAACTACTAGTACTTTATATTCGAAATCAACATCGTCACTCACACCATCAATATTTATATAATCACCAACTTTAATAGTGTGTGTAGGTGAACTCAATGTAACCACACCATAGAATGGAGTAGTACCTTCAGCAAGAAACCTAATACCACTTGGTTGATTAATGTCACTAACCATAGCAGGTTCTAAAATCACTAGATTACCAGTGTTAATATTACTGACTATCTTAGCATTGTCTTTTTCTAATTTTATGATATCATCTGTATTTGGTAGTTCAGCATAATCATATTCCCACCCATACATCAATCCGTTGGTTTTATAACCAGCTATATAGTATTCAAATGGATCACTGGTGTAGTATGTTCCGTCTTTTTCTTTGTATAATGATTTAAGAATAGTATATCTAACATTGTTAGCATATTTGAAATCAGCACGACCATCAACCGAGTATCTAGACATTACATCTTCACCATACGCATTTGCATACTTAATTGCGAACTCTCTAGATAAGAATACTTCATAACTATCATTGTTACCAAGTCTATCTAAGTTAGAGAAAATTTTTGGTGCATTCTTTGTGATTGATTCACCATCTTCAATATCAATACCACCAGAAACATCCGTGATTAGATTGAATGTCATATCATCAAGCGTTAAATCACTCTCTTGTCCATTTTCTTGAGTAATGATAACTGAATTTCCACCAGGCGTAATAGATGTACCAGATATATTTGATATGTTACCATTAGCACCTTTAGTCTTAATGTATTTAACATTAATCTTACCATATGGTATTGTAGCATTAATCCCATCACCAAAACTAATACGAATGTTACCATCATTAGCAGTTTCTACTAATGCAGTAAAGTTAACACTTAAGTTACTTCCTTCTTTAAAGTTAGCTATATCATTAATTGAGTCTTCGTTAAATTGGTCATATAATCCACGTCTTGATATTTTCCAGAATATAGAATCTTCATATCCTTCAACTGGTGTAAAATTATCAACCAAACCTGAATCACTTGAGATTACAGTGAAACGATTAATTCTGTCTTTCATTGTGTCTAATTGTGTATTATTTGGATCACTCTCACCAAACCAGTTAGAGAACCCAGCATCAAATATATTGAATTCTTGGTTTTTTTTCCCATTTGAAAAAAACACTTTATTAACATATTCACCTTCTATTAGAATTGCTCTACCTGAAACCAATCTCATTAATCCATCGTCATCGTTTCTATTATATAAAAATTCCATATCATCTAGGGATAACATATTATTGCCATTAACACTAAATGAAGTGTCCTTTGGTATAATTACCTTAACATCTGGCTTCGTACCTGTTCGCTTCAGTGCAACGGTCATTGCTGCTCGTGCAGGAACTGCTCGTCTTACACTATAACCTAAATCTCTAGCTCCTAGATATTTAGACGAGAGCTGAGTTGACTCACTTAAGAACCCTTCTTTCCAAGCTAGTTCAGTTCTGTATGCATCTGCTTCACTAAATGCTGTGAATAGTTCAATAAGTGTTTTACCATAACCAGATGATCCAAATTCAGCAATACTACCATTCTTTGATTTAAGAATAGTCTCAGCGTTCCTTAACAGTTGATCTTGGTTAAAATTGATGTATTGTCTTGAAGTCATATGTAACCCAATTAAATTTGTTCTTAATTGTAGTTTATAACTATAAAACTTATTATCTAAGGGTTTTTTACTCATAAATGTAATGTAATGATATAAACTAAAAGTATGGCAAAGATAAGTATACCACTACAATATAATATTAGAGATTATAACAACCGAATTCATAATTTCGCTGTGTTAACTAATGTATCTGTATCTAAATTTGATAAGACACAGGCATCAAATGTAATTGTACACCCAAAACAAGCTATTAACTCACCTGAATGGAGTTTTCCTAATAACGATGGTACTCGTCATCACTTTAAGAAACATAATAACTTCCGTGATCAGGAATTATATAATAGAAGAACTCGTAATTATATACATAGACACGGTACCGCAATTAAGTACTATTCAACTTCATATAATCCAGATATACTATATCACGAAGATAACAACCGCATGATCGAACGTGTATTTGATCTACCAATTATATTCTCATTTCAGCCAGAAGCAGAACTATATGCTAAATTCGGTATTCAACAAATGGATGAAACCGAAACACATTTCCACATGGGTATGTTTCTTGAAATGAACTACCAAAGTTTAAGAAAACACGCAATTGAACCTAATTGCCCAGAGCACGAACATAATCCAATTTATTCACAACGTGGATATGATACATTTAGATACTATGGTTATACTTATGACCAAATTGGTCCAAAGAACAATGATAAAATTAAAATAGAAGCATTTGATTCTCTTTATGAAGTAGAGTCAGTAAATGATGCATCACCTGAATATCAACATAGATGGAGAAAATACTTCTGGAAAATTATGTTGCGTGACGCAATTGATGTTGGACAAGATATATCGGAAGATGTATTGGAAGATGACGATCAACGTAATTTCTTGGGTGACTTACTTGGTGGAAGTATTATTGATACTGAAACTAATGAACCTACTAGAGCAAATCCATTTGATGTATCTGATATTATTGATACACTTAAAGATGATGTTCTATTCCATCCACCAGAAGTAGAGAAAGATGTAATTGATGTATCAGCAGACCAAAATTGGTATCCTGGATACGATAAACTAGGAGGTTGGTAATGGGTATTAATCACGAATCGTTCTACTATGTTCGTATGATAGAGAAAGTTGAGATAGCATTAGCTGATATGTTTAATGGTATGCGAGTGAATAAATATAGTGATATCAATCGCAAAATACCAGTTAAGACGGTTGATGTCCCACTGGTTGTATACTATGACCCAAGTTTCGGAAACTGGGTGAGTAACAATCGTCCAAAAGATAGAATACTTAGATTACCTATGGCTGGTTTAAGACTAGACCAAATGTCTAAAGATGGTGTATTTAGATCACAAGCTACGGCTACTCGTGCTATATTCTCTAGAGCAACCGACCAATGGATCAGGGACTTACAACCAACACCATATAAATTAACATATACATTATCATTATTAATGGATAGTAGATCCGATCTTGGACAACTACTTGAGAACATTACACCATACTTTAACACAAGTAGATCATTACGAATAAATGAATTTGACTTTGCTAGAGATATTGAACGAAAGATACCAGTGACTATTGGTAACCCAAACATTAAAATGACTGATGGTATCACTAATAATGATGCCAAACATAATTACATTGAAGTTGACATTCCATTCACATTGAATGACGTACCAATGTATAGACCAATTGAACTGGCAGAGATTATTAAATATGCCGAATTAAATGTACGAGCAGGTGACATCGTTGGTTCACACCAGTGGTTTATCTACCCAGACTCAGTGATAGATGGTGAGAGAAAACCTTGGGAAACTGTTGGTGAGAGTACTAAAGAAGGTTGGTCATTTGTTCGTAGTATATGTCGCACTCTTAAGAGACAAGTAGAATTAGATGGTACTATATCATATGAGAATATATCACCTGAACTATGCTCACGACCTGTAGGTGTACCGAGTACTAAACAGTTGCAATTATTATTTAACGAAGACACTGACACCGAGATAGATTATGGTGGTTTTAATAGAGACTTTGTGATATTAAACGATGCATCACGAGAATTTCTTAGAGATATGCCACCTGGTGGTGGACAAGAAGTTGATGGTGGGTATACATCAAATACAGATTGGAATCAAATTCTTACCTGGTTTGGTAGCGATGATGGTGAACACCAATCTCCATTCTCATTTGATGCTCGTATTCAATTCATAAATGAAGTTCCTAAAGATACAATATTCCAACGATTAGAAAATAAGGCAATTGATGGTATTAGTCAAGGTGAAGTATTCTTTGAATGGGGATTAGAAGATTACAAGCCATACTTCCAATTTAAAACAGTTGGCAGTAACGCATTGAGTTTAAAATATGTATCAGATGAATCAATGAAGGAAATTGTTAATAGCGTTGATATTTTCAGATTCATATTCGTACTATATAATAAAGGTAATGATGGTATATTTGCATATTCAACTAATGATGGCGACACCATAGCACAATCAACAAGTAAGGAAATATTCTAATGGCGACACCAGTTATATTAAGTATAAACAAAGAACATGGTATATATGGTGATACTATTATATTAACCGGAACTGACTTATCTAATTCAATTGTTATGGTTGGTGATAGTGAAGTATATGCATCAACAGGGTCTTATGATGAAATTACATTCATTATACCTATAAATAAAGAAATTGGGACATATGACATATATGTAATTGATTCAATTACAGGAACATCAAATACAATACAACTTACTATTGGATTATCCCCTATAATACTATATGTTGATCCATCTAGATTAGTACAAGGCAACCTAATCACAATAAATGGTGATTTTTTAATTAATGCAACCGTTAAATTTAATAGCTCACCAATTGCCACTATAACTAATACAAATAATATAATAACATTTAATGCACCTACTATAAGTAATGGTGAATATATAATTGAAGTTACTAATGACTTTGGTGTGATTACAACAATTGTTGAGATAGGTGAAGCACCTATAATCAATTCAGTTGATAAACCTATTGTATCTTATAATGAAGTAACTACATTTAATATTTCTAATTTCATAGCATCATCAATTATTTACATAGATGGTAATAAATTGAATGTAGTATATCGTGATGCAAATAATATTACTACCGTGATGCCTGCCATTGATCCGGGTACATACCAAGTTACGGCTGAAAATGGATTTGGTACATCAACATCGTTTAATATTAATATTACCGAAGGTGCTCCTTATATACAAATAATTGAACCTAAAAAAGGATCAGTTGATAGTATAGTTAATATACATGGGTTTGATCTAATTAATTCAGATGTGTATTTCAATTCAGTATTACAAGTACCATTATCAATTACCAATAAAGATATATCAATATCTATACCTAACTTAAGTACTGGTACATATACCATTGATTTAAATAATGGTATTGATGTAACATCTGGTGTATTTGAAATTATTGATACACCTGAAATTGAAAATATGACACCAAGGATTATTGTCAATAATAATGAATTATTAATAACTGGTTATAATTTAAAGTCCGAAGGAATAGTTAAACTACTTATTGGCAATTATATAATTAATAGCAATGAATTTAATGAATTTAGTGATACTACAATACTTGTCACTATACCAATATCAATACCAAGTGGGTGCTATAGAGTATATATTTCGCATGATGACGTTAAGAGCAATGGTGAAATACTTATAATTACATCTGATATAAATAATGTAAATAAAAAAAATAATAGTGGATTACCATGTAATACACAAGCTAGTATATATTTAGATGATGCCAGTGATGTATATACCAAACCAGGTATGTATATAGGATACCAATATGTTATTAAAGTAATTGATTATGACATTGACATATCAACTGGTGGGTTACTTGAGATCGATGGATTCCAATTACAAGAAGATGACGTTGTTCAGTTAATCAATCAGAGCAATGTATCCAATGATGGTATATATGAAGTTAAACTTAATACTTGGGAATTATTGCACTCAAGTGATGGACTCTATATTGATAGTGGTGTTAGAGCAAATGATCCTATTGATGGTGATTTAACTAGATGTCTAGTTGTTGATAATGACGGACTTGACTTTTCAACAACTGGCGTTTATGATATTTGTTATAGTGTAATTAATTCATCTGATGTAATAACATCTATATGTAGAAAAGTTAAAATCATGTCGCCAAGCTCATCAATTATACCTACACATCCACTACGCATTAGTCACTACGAAATAACTAGTGAATTTAACACAACTATTATCAATGATCTAGTAAATATAAACGAAAACAGAAAAAGATCCTATTAGGATCTTTTCTTTATTAATTAATATTTGATTACTTCTTAATTATCTCATCTGATACAATAGTCTCAGTAGTATCTAATGTAAAGTCAGGGTTCTTAAAAGCATCACGAATACTATCAACACTTGTTTTAACTATTTGTTTAGCATCTACTTGTTTCTTAATAGCTTCTGCACTATTGTCAAACTCGTCTTGTCTAATTGGCTCACCACCATACTGCATACGTTGTAGACGATTCTCTTCCATGTAATCATCTTGAACTTCTTCAGTTGATAATCCTTGGAAAGCTGCATCTTTATACTTAGTACTTTCTTCACCAACATCACCAATTCTGTTTACAGTCTTAGCGATATTACTCATAAAGTCGTGGTTATTACCATTAATGATAAAATTACTCATTTCTATTTCTCCTTAAAATATATACATAGTTTATAACTACTTGATATTTTTAATACCAACTAGTAATTTCTCCAATCCATTAACAAGTGGAAGGGATGCCTTATCTAGCGATTGGGCAACTTTTGCTTTTTTTGTTGCGTCCCAGTTAGCAGGTAACCAGTAATCACTTGATTGTAGAATATTAATACATTCACTAATCGTTAATAATGCTTTATTATAACCATACATTGGATTATTATCACCTGGACCACTAGTTGATATCATTTCACCGTTATCTTCAATATCACTAATCGCACCCATAATATCCTTAACAGAACTAGACTCATTAAGTGCCTTTGATTCGTTTGGTATAGTTGAGTTATTTTTAATACCATTACTGATATTATTCATCATTTCCATATTTGATTGGAATTGTGCTGATGAGTCACCACTTTCTTGTGGAAGTATTTCTTGTGTGTAATCATATGATGTAATTTTATCTTGTGCCTCATTAATTTTCTTAATTTCACTATCAGAATCATATTTACCAAATCCCTTCAAGTTATCATCTTTATTTGGATCATAGTCCATTTGACTAAATTTATTCATGTTATCTAATTCATTGTATTTCACAATTATTCTCCTAATATGTGGTTCATACATATATAATATGTTTTTTAATGTTTATAAAATAGAAAAAACCTTGTGAGATTTCTCTCACAAGGCTTTTAATGTTTATTAATAAGAGTTAACTTACTAAACGTTGATTAATGCATCACCGTCAGTACCTGGAGTTCCAGCAACTTGTGGTAATTTAGACACACCATCTAGGTTAGCAGCTCCATCAAATGTAGCACCTTCAGTTTCGAAAGGTTTAACATCAGTAGATGAATCGATACCATTGATAGCGAAGTTCATTTTAGCGAAACGTACGTAACGGTAAAATTGTCCAGCTCCAAGCAAGTTAGCAACAATAGCGTAACGTGATTTAACGATCAAACGAGGAGAACCATCTTCCTGACCAGCAGTTTTTGTGAAGATATA